GGCGCCGTCGCTCAATTCCAGTCATTTGTCACCGGCATTGGCAGCGGCAATACGTGTTATTACACGCTGCTGTCGGGCAATGCGACCGATTGGGAAATCGGGATCGGGACAGTCACGTCTGGGTCGCCGAACACGCTCGCGCGCACGACGATCCTCAAGTCGTCAAACTCCAATGCTGCCATCTCATTGTCGGGAACGAGCAACGTCTTTTGCTCGGTCCCGGCTGAGTTTATGGTCAATGCGCAGTTTTCGAGTTACGTTGCGAAAACAACCACATATACCGCTGCGTCTGGAGACCAGATCCTAGCCGATACATCGTCGGCGGCATGGACACTGACGCTTCCTTCGTCGCCAACGGTCAATGACACCATCGGAATCGTCGATGCGCTGCAATGCTTCGACGTTCATAACCTGACCATTTCTCCGAACGGCGGCAAGATTCAGGGGATTTCGACCAACAATCTTGTGCTTTCCGATGCCTGCGCTAATGCCGTTTTGACCTACACCGGGTCAACCTATGGCTGGATTGTGTCTTTGTCGCGCAGCATTCCGAGCACAACGACATGGAACGTCAATAATCAAGCGACGTCCCATCTCTCAGCGTTTGAGATTATAAATTATCGGCGTCTGCTTGCTATTCCTTGCGGACAGATTGGGAATTGTGGAATAAAATCGACAACTTCGCGCTCGTCAGGAAAGCAGTATTTCGAATATAAGGCCGAAACAGTGGGGGGGACTTATGGTGTGATGCTTGGCGTAGCCACGTCTAGCACTTCAAATAATTCCTACCCTGGCTCTGACTCATCGAGTTTTTCGATAGTTACGGCCAATGGGAAGCTGTATAATAGCGGAAGCAATACCTCAACCGTCGCGACATTTGCCGCTGGTGACGTTTTAGGCGTCGCGCTTGATTTCACGGCATCCACCGGGTCGGTCAAGTTCTACAAAAACAACTCGCTTTTATATACTTATTCCAGCTTGACGTTGGGAACCCTGTTCGTTATGGCGGTTCTCGGCGGAACCAACCTCGTGGCAGAGCGGGGATTGCTCTGCACCACATCTCAGCAATGCGCGTATTCGCCGCCATCCGGTTACTCATATTGGGATAACTGATCATGGCGATTCTCGGCGGGATAGGATCTGGCCCCATTGGCTTAACTGCCATTGCCGGGGCATATTCGACCGGCGCGTCTTCCGTCAATGCGACGGGATCGCAGGCGCTCGACAACGTCACCCAATCGGCAACGGCGGCGCTTCCGGATGGCGCAACGGGAACCGAAACGCTTGGCAATGTCACGCAAGCGGCGACGGCTGCGCTTCCCGTAAACGCTACCGGGGCGCAAACCATTGGCAACGTAACCCAATCGGCGGCGTCTTCTCTGATCATTGCATCGTCAGGCTCGCAAAGCCTCGATTCAGTCACTCAGACAGCGACGGCGTCGGTCGTTTCATCGGCCATAAACGCATCAGGCGCGCAGACGCTTGATAGCGTCACACAAAGCGCGTCGGCGGCGGTTCCGGTTTCCGCTTCCGGGTCTGCCACGCTCGACAATGTCACACAATCGGGCTCCGTCACGGTTCCGGATGGCGCGCAAGGGACGGATCCGCTCGACGGCGTTTCGCAGTCCGGCACGGCGACGGTCATCATTGGCGCGGTTGGTGTCCAGACGCTCGGCAACGTCGTCCAGGTCGCCAAGGCTGATTTCTTCATTGCGCAGCGCGTTTATGAATTGTTCGGAACGATTTCGCGCTCACTCAATATCAGCGGCGGCATAACGCGCGACATACCAATCAGCGGATCAATACCGCGCAAGGAAAATCGGGGCTAAATCCATGCTGACGAAACAGAATATTTCCCCATTCGCGGCCGGCGACACCCCGACAATCAAAATCACGATCACGGCAGATGCGCCCCCGGCGTTTGATCCGTCCGGAGCAACGGGATCGTGGACGCTTTACACGTCCGTTTCGGGCGTTATCACGGTCAAACTGACGAAATCAACCTCCGATGCCTGCTCATTCCAGACCGATGTTGACGGCAGCGTGTCGCTTTGGGTTCCACTTATCGAGGCAGACACGTCCACTCTTCCGGCCGGCCAGTATCTCCACACCGCCAAAGTGGTCGAGGCCAACGGCGGGCGGTTCCATGTCATGACTGGATCAGTAACAATCCTCGCCGTGCCTGATGCCTAAGCGGCGTCAACATACGCATAATCGACTTCTTCAAAATCGGGGATCATGTCGAGATCGCGGAAGCAAAAGATTTCCGTATTGCCTGATTTTGTCTTGTCGCTCTGGACTTTGACAGCCAATGAAGCAGCAAAATCCTGCGACCAAAGCAGCGGCGACGCCATTTCTGCAACAGTGATGCCATCTGCAAGAATTCTTCCGAGCCAATAACGAAAGGTGATTTCGGCGGCTTCATTTGGCAATTGGGGATAAGAGGCCATCGTCGTTCTCCGTTCCTGAATCCTGATTCTACACACTGTCATCCAAAATAATCAAGCACCATCGAAAGGCTCTGTCATGCCTCTGCGATTGATCCTGCTCGTCGTATTCTCGCCTCTCATCGCCGGGGCCGTCATCGTCTGCGCGGTCGTTCTCGCGCTGCAACTGGCCTGCGGCCCGGTTTTCGACGCTATCGCCGGGTGTACGCAATGGACGAGGGCTTGAGCCATGGATTTTGATAAAATACTGCTCGCGGTCGCCCCGAACAGCAAAGCGGCGATCCGCCAAGGCGTCGCCGTCTCGATGGCGCAATGCATCGACTATGCAGACCTTTCTACCAAGCTGCGTCTAGCGATGTTCCTGGCGCAATGCGCGCACGAAAGCGATGGATTCAGCACCACGACGGAATACGCCAGCGGGAAAGGCTATGAGGGCCGGAAAGACCTTGGCAACACTACGCCGGGCGATGGCGTGCGCTGCAAGGGGCGTGGCATCATCCAAAACACCGGAGCGGCGGCCTATCGCGCTCTGTCGAAGGTGTTTGGCATCGACTTTTACGCCAACCCGACCAAGCTTGCCGAATTTCCGTGGGCGGCACTCGCCGCTGCGTGGTTCTGGAAATCGCGAAGCCTCAATTTGTCGTCTGATCGTGGCGACATAGAAGCCGTGACGTTGCGCGTAAATGGCGGATATAACGGACTCGCCAGCCGCAAAGCGTATTACGCCCGCGCCCTGCATGCGCTGTCCGATCTCAAGGGCGCGCTGATCGCGGGCGCCGCCGCAGAGACGCAGAAAGCCGTCGTCAAGGCCAAGGTCGCGGTCGCGCCTGTCACTACCGCAGCCGGGGCCGCAGCCAGCCTACACCCAGCCGCGCAAAGCCATGTTCCGTCTATCGTGATTGTCGCGCTGGTTGCTGCCGCTGTTGGCTGCGTCGTCGCTCTGGTCGTCGCCATTAATCGCCACAACCGCACTGCCGCCGCATTGACGGCCGCCGCTCAAGGGGCCTGATCCATGAACATTGACATCTCAACCCTTGCGCCGGTCGCGGAAGCCTTGGCCAAGGCGGGCGCCCCGATTCTGTCCAAGATTGTCGGAACCGTTCTCCCATTCCCGGCCAATCTGATCGCATCAACGGTCATCAATGGGCTATCGTCGGCTTTCGGTGCATCGGCGGATGACCCTGGCGCGCTCGCTGACGCCATCAACAAAGATCCGGATGCAATCGCCAAGGTCAACACGGTCGCGCAAGCTCATGCCGAAGACATCGCCGCCGCGCTCGCCGCAGACAAGCAGCAAACCGACATTAACGCCAAGGAAGCCGAAAGCCCTTCGCTTTTTGTCGCCGGATGGCGTCCAGCTATCGGATGGAGCCTTGGCGCTATGATCACATGGCAGTGGCTTGCAACGATGTGGCATGGCCCGCTGATCGAGGCCTCCGTTTATAATGTGTCGCTTGGCATCCTCGGAACGCTGATCGGGGCGCGCACCATTGAGAAATGGAAGGGCGTCGCCACGCCGGCCATTGCCCCGATCCGCAAGAAATAAATGCGGACGAATGTCAATTGTCCGCTGATTTTTCTGGACGAATGTCAATTGTCCGGCGAGACGCGCCAACTTTCGCAGGGCCGGCGCGCCTCTGACCCTTGGAATTGAGGAACAAAACCAATGGCTGCGCAAACTGATAAGCCCGATCCGTTAACTTTTCATTTCGCGCAAAGTAGGGGTTGACGAAATGACCGGATCGTCACCTTCGGAAATGAACCGTATTTGGGACAATGCCGCCGACATAGGGCGTCTCAAGGAGCAGTCGGAAGCGTCCAAACAGGATCGGCGCGACATATGGCAAAGCATCAGCGCCTTGCGTGAGATTGCAGCGCAAAACGGGCTTATCCTCTCGAAAATCACCGACCTGAGCCACGGCCAAGCCGCCTTGACGGAAAAGCTGACGGCGCACGAAAACAAGATCGACCAGAGATTGACGGCGCTAGAACGCCGGGATGAGCGCGGCAAGGGCGCGATGTCTGTCTTGCTGGCGATTGCGGGCGCTTTCGGCGCGACGCTGTCGATCCTCGGACAGTGGGCAATCAATCACTTCTGGCCTAGCCGGTAGGGAATACCAGACCACGAATATCCCGCGCCCCAGGCCATAGGCCGCAACCCCGAGAGGGGGACGCATGACCGGAATAGCCCTTACTGACGAGCAGATAGCCGAAACCCTCGCCGCAATCGAAGCGACGCGCAACCCCGACAAGTCGATCAACAAATGCGCCGCCGCCCGACGGCTGGACATTCCCCGCACAACGCTGCAAAGCAGGGTCAAGATCCTTGCGGGTCACGGTCTTTTAGGCTTTGCGCCGGTTATGCCCGGTTTTGAAGTCAAGGAAGTCAACACCCAACTTGACGCAAGCGGGGCAGTCAAAGCCACGTCAATCAAGCAGCAGCGCGAGCGCGGCGAGGTTTACGCCGTTCAGAAGGGCATGAGCGTCAAGGGAACGTCAACCCTTGTAAGCAGCGATGGGCGCATTGCTCAACAGTGGATCAAGACTGACAGGGACAAGATTGACGCGCTAGAACTGGCAGCGCAGATCAGGTCGTCTTTCGAAAAGTGGGTGCCATCATTCTGCCCCCCGGCCCCGGCCCCGGAAGGTGTCAAGAACCAACTCGCTCTTTTCCCGATCTCCGACCTTCACGTCGGAATGCTCGCCTGGAGGCCGGAAGCGGGCGAAGCCTGGGACTTGAAGATCGCGGAAAAGGTCATCCTCGACACTTATGCGCGCCTGATCTCCATGACGCCGCAGACCGATTCCTGCATTATCCTGTTCGGCGGCGACCAGCAGCACGCGGACAATTTCGACGGCATGACTGAGCGCGGTGGCCATGTCCTCGACGTGGACGGGCGTTATCCCAAGGTCTATTTCACGCTCTGCCGCATTGCGGTTGAAATAGTCATGATGGCGCGCGCGCGGCATCGGAAGATTGAGATTCGCGTCCTTCAGGGCAACCATGACCGCCATAGCGCAATAGCACTGGCTTATTTCCTCTACGCATGGTTCCGCGAAGATCCACAGGTAAGGGTTGATGTAGACCCGAGCCTGTTTTGGTTTTTCTCCTTTGGCAGCGTCCTTCTTTGCGCCGTCCACGGCCATACGATCAAGGCGCGCGATCTCGCCGGCAAGGTCGCTGCGACGCAGCCGAAACGGTGGGGCAACAGCATTTTGCGGTATTGCCATTATTTCCACGAACACCACGACGAAATCGTCCAAAAGGACGAGGCGGGATTGAAGGTGGAAAAGCACGCCATCATCGCGCCGGCCGATGCTTACGCTGCAGCCGGTCCGTGGGCCGCGTCGCGCAACGCCAAGTCCATCGTTTACGATTGCGACAATGGCGAGATCGGCCGCTCGGTCGTCAATATTATTCCAGCGTCGGCGCGGGTTCGCCATGCCGCATGAAGGACGATTCCATTGTGTTTTTTCAGTATGTGCGGCGCTCTGATGTCGCGCGCTATATCGCGGCCGGTTGGGTCATTTGCCAGCTTGGCGCGCCCTGCCACCACGACGATTATTCCGTCATCATGGAATGGGATCAACTCGGAGAGCCTCCAGCGATGGACGCCGGGCCAGTCTGTGATGACGTGGCGAGCGCCGGGAATGATTGGCCCCGCGAAGATTGAGGCGCGCGTCTCGCTGCGCGGCGTCGATCATTTCGTGGTTGTGTTCCGCGAAGAGCCGGACGTGATTTACGCGCTGCGCGACGAGGGCGTGATTTGGGATCTCGACGAAGGGCCACCGGCCGAAGTGGCGCGGGGAGCTGCGATCATCTGAACGGAGTCAGCTAATGGACGAGGAATGCGGTTCTCTCTCTGCTGAAATCGCTGAGGCGGCTTGTGCCGTCGCCGCTCAATATGCAGCGCTTGATCCGGTCAAAGACCGAAGAATGCGCGCCGAACTGTTCGATATTGTCCGAATCCTGAAACGCGAACTTTCCGCCTGCGCGCCTACTTCAACGGTTATCGTTTTCCCAGGTGGGAAGGAAGGCGCGAAGCCTGCGGTCTAACCCTCTCGAATCCGCCACCTTTAGAATTGCCCGCCTCGGTTCACGCCGGGGCGGGTTTTTTGCGTTTTTGAACCTTCACCCAAACCGGGCTAGGTTCAAGTGAACCTGTGAGCACATTATTTTTCGGGAGAAAATCGTTTGTTTTCTGGTGCTGCGAGAGAGGATTGAACTCTCGACCTCTCCATTACCAAAAGAGAGGGCCGGGGTTTATTCACGCTATGTTTGCGCCATGTGCGCGTTTTGATCACGTATCAGCGCCATCAAAAGGGCCTTGCGCCATGCGCACAGGTTCATGTGAACCTGAGAGCACTCCATTTTCCGATCCGGCCCTCAAGGCTGCGCTAACTTGTGAAACCACAAACTGCGCATATAACCGGGTGCTTTCGCCGGGCTGACGGTCGGCTATGCTCCTTAATGTGGCCATAAGCCCTTCATTCTCCCGCGCAATGGCGTATGTTTTCGCGGTCGGGATAATTTCAAACCCGGCCTCGCGCAGCATTGGGATTAGGGTGCCTGCCTCTCGAAGCGCGCAGCGACGTTCGTTTGGCGATGCGTCGATTCCCCAAACTAAGTCGGGATGGCCTACCCTGAAAAGCGCTGACGCAACGACCTCGATTAGCTGCTCGCTCATTGGATTTCCCTCACTTCAAAATCTTCATTTCCAGCGACGCCGAAGCCGTGCGCAGATGGTCCGGAGCGAACTTTGCGTAAACCCGCTCCGTGATGCTCGAATCGGAATGGCCGAGAAGCGCAGCGATTTGCGCCATTGGAACGCCGTCTTCACTCATCCAGACGGCGCTAGTATGCCGAAACACATGCGGGGTGCAGCCCTTGACGCCAGCCCGGCGCGCGGCCTCCGCAACGCCTTTCTTCGCGCTCTTGATCGGAGCGCCGCCATGTTCGATCACATATTCCGTCCGCGCGCCTTGCCTGGCCTCCGATAGCGCGGCCCGGGCGGTGTTGGTCATCGGGACCGTCGCCCTGCCCTTCTGCCGTATCGTCCGGTCTGGATCGCCAAGCACGATCAGCCCGCGCTCGAAATCAATGCGGTCCCATTTCAATTCAAGCAGCGCCGTAGCGCGGGCCGCTGTCGAGATCGCGAGCACGATAAAGAGGCGCACATGCGGCGCGAGCGCCGCGTTAATGACGCGCTCGGCCTCCGTGCGCGACAGGTGCCGCTCTTTGGGAGGCGGCAATGACGGGCGCTCGATATGCGGCGCTTCCCGGATCATGCGCGCCTTGACCGCCCATGCGAGACACACGCGAAGGTGCGCCAGTTCGGTGCAGATCGTCCCCGCCTGTCGCCCGGCCGCCTTGCGGGCCTTGGCGTAGGCGCGACAATCCTTCGCGGTGATGCTCATGGGCTTCATGCCGCCGAACACTGGCAGGATCGCGCGCCCGCTCCATTCCATGTTTTCGGCAATGCGCCGGCCGGCCCGGTCGGCGCGGTAGGCCGCCCAAATCTCCCCGACTGTCGGATCTACGGGCTTGGAGGCGGCTGCGACGATTTCCGCGAACTCGACCGCCGCCGAGCCTGCATCGCAAGCGTCAAGCCTATGACGGCTGGTTCGTGTTCCGTTTTCATAGGAGGCGATGCACCATCCGCCTCGTAGCCGTTGCAGCTTATATTCGATGGGGGGCATAACATGGCCTCTAGGTCTTCGGCACGGATTCTGAGCAACCTACCACCAAGGCGGAAAAAGGGAATTTCTCCTCGGTTTATCATGTTGCGGACGTGAGACGGGCTGCACTTGAGGGCAAGCGCGGCCTCGTCGGGTGTGTAAACGATAGGGCGGGTCATTCGCTCGGCCCTTCCTTGACGCCGCCGAGGCCGCGCGCGGCATCAAGGGCGGCGCGGGCGATGGCGTCAATGTCTTTGAAGAACAGGATTTGCTCGAACGCGAGTCCGTTTTCATGGCACTCCACGCAGCAGATGGCGTTCGCAGCCGCCTTGACCATAGCATCGGTGATTTCAGTCATTGGTGGCGGGGCGATGGCGACGGCCCATCCGCTGCATTCGTCAATGATTTGGTCCATCATCTTCCGCAGAGTATCGTTTTCGGAAACCAGTCCATCCCACTCGGCAATGGCCGCGTCGCGCTCGCGTTGATAGCCAACAGCGATTTCGGACCAATCTGCAACTTGCTTGCGCGCATCATCCCGTTCCGCCGCCAGCCGTTCGATCTCGTCCACCATTTCCACGCAAACGCCGAGTGCGCGTAGCGCTGCAATTCGTTCGGGTGAATATCCGGTCATTGGCTGTCCTCATTCAATCTGGCGTAAAGGCTCCCGCGATCAACCACGGGCGGCTTGCTGATCCGCTCTCGCTTTGGCGCGGATTTGATCTTGGACTTCGTCGGCGTTGCCGTTCCGAGTCGGTTTGCTTCGATCCGCACGGCCTTGGCGATGATCGCCTTATCCTTCGGCGTCTTGCCGTCCGGTCCTTGGTGGCAAGGCCAGCACAAAAACTGACCTTCCTTCGCCGTGAGTTTCTTCGTCTTATCGACGATAAGCGCCTCTGCTATCGTGTGGTCGATCTCGCCAGATGAGACGATCAGCCCGCAAGCCTCGCATTGCCAGCCAGTCGGGCGCTCGCAACGTTTCATGATCTCTCGGGCGACTGGCTTGGAAAATTCGCGGCGCTTTGCCATTATGCGGCCCTCCGCTTGCGCTTGGGCTTGTAAAAAGGGCTTTCGCTCCACGGCTTCATGGCGTCGAGTTTTTCAAGATATTCTTCCCGCGTCTTGCACGTCATGAACTGCATCCCATCCTTGGCATGATCGCTCATGAATTTTGCGAGAGATTTCGGGGAAATGTCGGCGGAGCAAAGACCGGACCAATACCCGTCCCTGTGCGCGATATAGCAAAACAATTCGGCCATTATTCCCCGCTCCCCTGTTCATGAAACTCTACGCCCTGCTGCGAGCCAAACGCGGCGACAAGCTCAAGCAATTCGCCAAGCTCCTGCTTCGACATATCGCTCGTCCGCATCCCGAGCGGGACATAGGTTCCGGCGTCAAGACCCGGCACGACGCGGGCCTTTCGGAGCGACGCTGTAAACACGTCCTTCCAATCGTCGGCGGAAAGCTTCTGTCCGTACCAGACGACATGCCCAGAAACTTCGGTCAGCATCGCCCAAAGTTTTGCGTTTTGCTCAAGCGAGCGTTTCGGCTCCTGAAAAGTAATGCGGGTATTGACCGGAACGCCATCAATCCAGCGTTTAGCCTTGGCGCGAAAGCTATCGTTTGCTAGGACGAGCAGAGCCTTACTCATGCCGCCCTCGCAAACTTCGTGATCAGTTGGGAAATCTTGGCATCCATCTCGGCAAGGAAGGCGACGACCTCGGCCTCTGCGTTGGCGATGAAATCAGCGTCGCGCTCTACGGTCGCGATGAACACTTGCATTTCAGCCGGAAGGCGCGGATCGAATGAAACGAAATCGCAATAAATCCGCCCGGTGCAAGCCATCTGCCATTGCATCTGCGTGACATATTTGCCAGGAACCGTGCCGGAAAGCAGCGTTTCGATGTGGGTTGCGCTATTGGGGCACTTGATCTCTATCAAGCCGTTATCTCCCACCAGGCCATCCGGGCTTGCTCCGCTATCCGCGATGCTTGGGTGATAGACAAACCCGACTTGCGCGACATCAACGTCTTTCAGAAACTCGTAAAGCCTGCGCGCGTCCGGCTCTTTCTCAGTTCCCCATGCCATCGCGGCGTTGGTAAACCTATCCGCTCCGCGCCCGGTCAGGCGTTCGCAGATTAATTCAGCCATGTAGTTGGACCTTGACGCACCATATCCTGTCTTGGTTTTGGAGATCACGTCAGCGACGCGTGACGCCGTGACCTTGCCAAGCCGCAAAGCAAGCCAAGCCTCGGTTCCCTGTTCGACGAACTCCACGTTCATTGTTTAGGCGCCTTCGTCTGGAGGGCGGCGAGGCGCGCGGCGTATTCGCGGGCCGGGATCTCCGCGAGGGACTCGACGCAGCAGTATTTAAGGAAAGTGGGCTTATCGACCTTGTATTCCACAATGAGGCGCTGCAATTCGGTGATCTGCTCCGTCTCGATGGTTTCGCCGTCGTTTCCGTTTCCAGCGCCATTGCGCGGACCTGTGGCTGCGTTTCCGTCGTCATCGTCCGATGCCAGCCCAGTAATCGACTGGAGGCCATAGCGGCGGCCGTATGTGGTCGCGGACGCCATAGCCTGCGGCGTCTCATTGAGCGCAGTCCATTCCGCCGTTTCCGCGATGAATTGGCCGCTTTTATGCGCGATGATCGTTTCGATGATGACCTTGCGTCCATTCGTGCGGATGGGCTGCATGTACGACAGGCCATACTTGGCGAAGGGCTTGCGGATTGCCTCTCGGACGCTGGCAAGATCCGAATAGCGCGATTTGAAATGCGGGTTGACGCTATCCTTGCGGGCGTCGTCCATGTCGCCTTGCGCCTGCGACAGCGCCGAGAAAAGTTCGCCCAATTCTTCTGACTGTCTCATGATGCAATCCTCATCAAATCATCCACGCTCGACCTACGGTCATCGGCGCGGGCCTCGGCAATCCACATCCCGATTTGCTCGCCAACGAACCACGCAAGCGGCTCATGGGCGCGAAAGGCGCGGTTTCTGGTGCGATCAGCAGCGACATAATCGCGGCGGGCAATCACAGCTTTCGCCACGTCGAGAAGGCTGCAAAGGTCAATGTGTCGGCCGTTGGGAGGGGCTTTGGCCGGGTGCCAGAACGGGTCGATCATTGGACCATCTCCGCGAACGAGACGCCACGAACACCGCCCGCGTCTGACGCTATGAGCAGCGATACCAAGTCGCATTCGGCGGCGAGATTTTCGATGCTCCCGGAACCAGCCTCGTTCAGACGTCTAGCAAACTTGTTCCAAATGGCGGGGTCACGCAGGGCGATACGGTCGAGCGTCTGTTCAACCTGACCAAGCAGATAGACGGCGTGGGAAAATTCTTCTTCGGGGGTGGAATAGGCGAGCATTGAAGTCTCCTTAAAAACGGGCGTCGTCATAATCGCGCTCGCGCATCATGTCGGGGTCTGGATGGCTATGCTCTTCGGCCAACTCATCGGCCATGCAGGCGACTTCGTCGCTCTCGGAAAGCCATTCGGTCACGGCGGATTTGAGCCAGTCGGGCAGTTCGAGCGGTTGATCGCGGACCCATTCTTTGGTCGTGACGCTCTTCCATTCGCTCCCCACGAGACGCCACTTGGTCACGTCGAAAAACTTGAGGCTGAAAAGCTCCGGGCCGCCATCGATCTCCCATTCCATCGGGGAAGCAGGCTCGCCGCCGCAGTCATAAGTTGGGCCGGTCGCGGCGCATGCTGGCGCGGTGATCTTTATGTCGAAATCGATCAGATATTCCCGACCGAAAAACTCGTGAGTGATTTCCATGATCGATCAAGCCTCCGCAAGTTTGAGGGCGGCGTCGATGGCGTCGATCACCTCTCCAATTTCTTCCGCCTCCATGCCGCTCCCCATGATGACCGAAAATTCATAATCATCGGAAAGCATCGGACGCGCGGCTTTCAGCGCAGACACAAGCGCATCATGGGAATTGACACAGAGGACGATGTGAGCGGCGTTGGCCTTTGCCTCGTCCATGCGTGCGCCAGGTGAGCATGAAAACTCTACGCCATTGACGGGAAGATGATGGTTCTTGCGTGATCCTGAATATGTGATCCCGCCATATTCGTCGATCAACCACGGCGTCGGTGTGTGTTTCGTCTCGCTCATGATCAGGCCGCCCTTTTCATGAGCGCGGCGGCGATGCGATAGCGCAGGATCTCGCGCACCATGCCGTCAAGGCTGGTCAGCGGATCGCGATAGAGCATGGCGGCTTCGTATGCGGTCGCGGGCGTTTCGGACTCGGTGGCCAGCGCGGCGGAAAGTTCGCGCCAGAAGCGGGTGAAGTGTGTTTCGTTGGTCATCTCGTCAAATCTCCCCAAATGAGCTTAAGCGCGACGATGATGCCGATTCCGACCAGCGTAGGAAGGACGAGAGATGAAAGGATAAACTCGGTCATGGCGGGCCTCATCGGTTGTTCTATGGGCCTATTGTCACCAATTCGGTGATTAAGTCAACACCAGAATGGTGATGAGTTGCACAAAAAATAAACCCGGCGTTGCGGCCGGGCTTAAGAATGATTCGCGGGACGTGGCACGACACTTGCTCGCGGGTGCACCCGCAGGAGCGGATCAGTCCGAGGGCGGTTGCATGTTCCTGATCTTGGCAACCTTGACGATCTTCGCGTTGTAAATCGGCTGTTCGGTCATCGATAGCAGCGTGTAGAGGTCCGCATCCGACGACGGCATGATTTGCCGGACGACAGCCACACCGCTGTCGAGCCAAGCTACGCAAATCTGCCCGATATGGCTTGGCGTCACGCGATCAGATATTCTGTCGTAATAGGCCAGCCACCCATAAAACATGCTGCTTATTGACGTATTTAGCCTAATCGCGACCGATTCAGAGGGTGCGCCTTCATATCCTTCGACCATTTGGGTTGATATGCCTTGATTTTCAAAAAATGTAACGACGCCCCCTGCCCCGCTTTCGCCGATGAGAGGTATACCCTTTTCGCCGAAAATCAACTGCTGTGGCGTCACACCTAAATGGGTGGCTAGCCGTTCGGCCCACTCCCTTGTGAGCTTCCTTCCATTCTTCGACCCGGCCTCTTTTTCCAGGCGGTCGATCTGCTGCGCAGACGTTCCGGCCATGCGTCCGAGATGGGCCATAGAGTACCCCTTGGCAAGTCGGGCAGATTTTAGCGGGGACATTTGACGGGTTGACATCCGTTAATTGTTCATGACTTCACCATTTTGGCTACATACCAAATTGGTGATTTTTCGCATCTTTAGGCGTTGACAACTGTCACCATTATGGTGATGATGGCGACATGAACCTTGACGACTACCTCACCCTTAAGAACCTCGCCCGGCCCGCTTTCGCGGAACTGATCGGCACGACGCCTCAGTCTTTGGCGCGTTATCTCGACAAAAGCCGCATTCCCGAGAAGAACACAATGGTTCGGATCGCGGAAGCGACTAACGGCCTTGTGACTGCCAATGATTTTTACGGCATCGCATCGCAAGCGGAGGCGGCCCAATGATAGACTCCCCCTTCGCCCTGCTCGATGCCTGCTGGCGCTTTCTGGTCTGCCTTGGCGACGATGTTGAGCGCGCCTTAGTCGCGACGCCTGAGCGCGCAGCTGATCCGATTGGCCCGAGGCAGCCTAGCTTTTCATGTTTGTACGATGGGGCGGCGCAATGAGTGCTTCCCCAAAAATCCCCGCGTCCGTGGTCGCCATGATTGGCAAGAAGTTCGGTAGGTTGCGCGTTATCGCCTCTGAATACCAAGCGGGGTCTAAGGTCGGCGGGGTTGCGGCGAAAGTCAATTGTGTCTGCGACTGCGGCGCGTTCAAGATGGCTATCATTCCAAATCTTCGCTCTGGAAAGCTTCGTTCTTGCGGGTGCCTGCATGATGAATCCGCATCAGCGCGAGTTAGGCGGCGGTTTAACGTGGGCTCTCGGCCATCGTCTACCATGCTGGAGGACTTCGAATGACAGCCTCCACTCAATCG